GGTCGGCAGCGATTACTCTATACGAGTCTCCTTTTATCCAGCAGTATTGGGCTGGTACTAATGTAGAGAGGGCGAGTATTCCTTTTTTCACCGTTGCCACGGCTGTAAATTCTTTGACGCCCCAGATTGTTAATGGGTTGTTTTCTGAAACTCCTCCTTTTCTAATCGAAGAGAGATACGGAACTTCCTCCCAAGCGGCTCGGGCTATTGGCGCTCTTCTAGCCTATCAACTTGAAGATATCAACTTCAAGGAAGAAATTCGGCTAGGTACGACTAATACTGTTCTATTCGGCACTGAAATATATCAGTGGGGATGGGAAAAGTTTACAAAAGAACGCACTGTTTATAAGTTTAAAAATCCTCCGACTTCGTTGCCCTCCCCAATTCAGGGGCAACCGGATATAGTCTTCCAAGACGATGAGTTAGAAGAAACGGTTGTGGAAGAAGTTGTTGACCGTCCTACGTTTGAACACATCGTCAATCTTCGTCAGATACTAGTAGACCCCGGTTTGAACGTGCCTGACATTCGTAAAGGCAAGTACGTCATAAACAGGCGGTATATGACGTGGAACGACCTTGACAAACTTCGTGAGAGAGAAGGATTTGACATTCCTTCACGCGAAGAGCTTCTTGATTTATTCCTTCCGCCTAAAGAACCTGTTGAACAAAATATTCAGGAGACGGGCCAGCGAAGCCCGTTGTGGGATGCTCGGGCAGAACCTCGATATTCAGACACCACCGTTAATCCTTTCGACCAGCCTTTAGAAGTTCTGGAACGGTGGGATAAGAACGATTATATCGTCGTTCTTCAGAAGAAGGTAGTAATTGCCAATGTAAAGAATGAATATGGCAAGCTTCCATTTCTTTCTGTAAACTGGTGGGATGTTCCTGAAGCTTTCTGGGGCATTGGTCTTTCTAAGACAATCGGTTCCGAACAAAGACTTCAGCAGGGTATCACCAATATTTGGTTAGACCAAGCCAGTTTGAACCTTAACGGCGTTTATGTCCGCGTAAAGGGACAGAACGTTCCGACCCAGAATATTCGCATTGCTCCCGGTAAGATTATTGAAACAGACCAGAAAGACGGGTTCAAGCCTCTTGACCGTTTACCGGCTGTACCAGAAGCCGCACAACATTTGGGCATGAGTCAGTCCCGTGCCGAGCAAGTATCAGGGGCAAACGAAGCTTCCTCGCAAGGAATCGCAGGAGCCTCTGGCCATTCTAATATGGCCCGCTCTTCCGCAGGAGCACAAATTCTCGCGGCGGGTGCTTCCAATAGAATTACAGATTTTATCGAACGATTAGCCGAGCAAGTCATTGTTCCGTTTTTATATGAAGTTTACGAGATGAACCGGGCGAAACTGCCCGTCTCTCAGTTGAAGTACATCTTGAATGACGAGCTTCAAAATGAATACCTTAAAAATGGCGGGGATATTATTGACCTTCTAAACGCTAGGGTCAAATTTGATATCAAGGCTGGGGCCAAGATGCAAGCGCGTCGTAATATGGCTCAGGCTCTTCCGCAGATTATTCAGTTCCTGACTAACCAGCAGATTGAAAATCAGTTGGCGATGCAAGGGTTGAAGATTGATGTTCACGAATTGATTCGCATGATGTTCCTCGTTGCGGATTGGGTCAACGAAAAGGATGTTGTCGTAGAGATGACGCCTCAAGACCAGCAACGGTGGCAGCAGCAACAGCAGGGAGCGCAGATGGCAAAGGCGCAAACCGACGCTGCTATGGAACAGCAAAAGTTCGAACATTCGCAGCAACTAGCCGATGAAGAAAATTTAGCTAGAGCAGCGCGTGACGTAATTCGATTGCAATACAAAGCAGAAGTAGAAGGGAAAGATGTTCCCGGAGCAGGTACTGGTTTCTAATGGATAGCGGGCGGGTTTTAACCGAAGACGAACAAATAGAGATAGCAGAATGGAGAAAAGGTTTTGAACTCAGAACCGTTGTCCAGTCTGATGCTTGGGAAATCCTCAAGGATACTCTAAAAGACTATGTTGATAAAGCTGATTTTGCTTTACGACAGCTTGCTCCCGGCGACCCCGCTGTTCCAACTGCCCATGCTGCTTTGAGTGCTTTAGACCAGATGTACCGATATTTTATATATGACATTGAAGCGGCAGTAGAAAAATCGCACAACAATATCCCGCTTTCTTTACATCGTATATATAAAGAAGGGATTTACGATAATCCCGAAGAACCACTAAATCAGTAGACACTCACCCGCCTGAATCGGATTATTCAGAGGAGAATGTAAATGTCAGGATACAGTCCCGCAGCAGTTGTGGGTTTAGAATCGTGCCGCGAGAATTCCGTTCGGCCCTGCACGTTAGAAGATTATGCTTTTGAACAATCTCAGACTTGTCCAATTCCCTACGACTCTTGTAGTGGGGTGGGGCAAACAATCAATAGTCGGCCTTCTACGAAAAATCTGTCCAGTGTTTCACAATCAATTTTACAAGAAACTAAAGTTTTAGACAATCGTATTTCGGATTTGTTTATCGTTTTGTTTGGTTCTTATCCACCTACCGAACCGGCTGAAAAACTTTCTAAAACCTCTGGGATTGAAGATAAGCTTTACGAAACAGAACGGAACGTTCAAAACCTTCACAAAAGACTCGTACAAATTATCGAGCGTGTAGGAGGTAAGAGCAATGGCTAACACAGTCGTAGACCCGTGGATGATTGCAGATAAAGACGGTTTTGACAACATTGATTTTTCGAGTCATGCAGATGACTTGCTTCCAGACGAGCCCGATAATGTAATTATCGCTCCGAATGATAATCTCGAACCAGAAGTTATCACCAATACGACTCCCCTTATTATCGAAGCGGAGCCAGAGGTTCCGGCAACTCCTGTTCAGACAGTTGTAGAACCGGAGCCTGACCAGCCTGAAGTTATCATGAATCCCGATGGGACTTTCGTGGAAATTAGTAAGGCTAAAGGACAATGGAAAGCTGTTCTCGATTCCACCGCAGTAGGAGGTCGTTCCGAGGTATTCTACGGGAAGACTAAATCTGAGTTGTTTACTCGGGTTGCGGTTGGTAAGATGAATGCTACCAAAGAAATCACTAAGCTGAATCGAAAAATCAAGCTTGGCGATGAAACAAGTCCTACATCCCCAATTGTCCAGAAACTGGACTCTCCTTCGGCCCGTCCCTTGACGGCTGATGAAAAGATTGAAATTAAGACCCTAATGGAAACCGACCCAGACAAGGCTCTGGAGATTTGGTATCAGAAGAGGTCAGGCCAAACCATTGAAGAGAATGCGGATAATAGCCAGCAAGGAAGACAGGCTAATATCAACCTCAAAATGGAAGAGGCTGCAAAAGCTTTCGTTGCGCGTAATCCGGCATATTATCCAGACCAAAACTATCAAAATTACTGGAGTCTTGTCAGTTACTTAACGAAAAATAAGCTTGGCAAAGTTCTAACTGCCGCGAATGAAATCGAGCTAGTAAACCAGCTTGTGGTGTCAGGGAACTATACTGCCGAGTCCTTAGAAGAAGCCTTTAATGAGCTTTCAGAAGACGGATTGCTTCTGGTTGCTCCTCGTACTCCAGCGCAGCCTGTGGCTCAAACGCCTCCTGCTGCACCCCCGGAACCGCCAGCGCAAAACGACCGAATTGTTCGTACAGAGACGCGCCCGAGAGCGGGACTAGGAATCAGGTCATCGGATGTTACACCGTCTAGGGCACCTGAGCCGACGCCACTCTCAGCCGAGAGCCTAGAGAATTTGTCTGACGCAGAAATCGAACGGCTGTACCAAGCAACCGTTCGCCTCCAGCAAACTCAAGGCCAGCGAAGATAAAGTTTTATAAATAGGTAGTACAATATCATGGGATACAGTCCCGCAGGTATTCTCACGACTGGTCAGTTGCCGAATCTTCAGGCAATTCACTATGAGCGAGAAGCAATTCCAAATCTTAAGGCTCAGACCCCGTTTCTGAGCATGACTAAGCAGAAGCCCCTGCCTCTTCGTCAGGGCAATCAGATTCAGTTCTACACGTATGCTCTCCTTGGAGCTAACACCAATCAGGTTGCTGAAGGTACAGTAGGTTCTCCTATCACTGAATCGACCACGAAGATTCTGGCCACTATTGGCCAGTATGCCGACTTCATTAACTCGTCCGACCTCGCGCTGGACGTTGCTATTGATGATCCGGGTCTGCTTCAGAATCTGGCGAACGAACTTAACTATCGTCTCGCTCTCACCCTTAACTCGCTGACTCAGCTTACGTCTGACTCAGCTACGGCTATTGATACCAATGTCAATATCCAGCTTGCCGCTGGTTCCTTCCTCACTGCGAACAACATTCGCTCTGCGGTTCAGAGCCTTCTGGCTTCGAACGTTCGTCCGCTTACCCCGGATGGTTCGTTTGGTGGTATCATGCATTAATTTTTGGGTGCATGTAAAATCTAGCTATATCGGGGAACATCTCACTGAGACAATCCCGAGCTAAGTTACCTTAAAGGATACGTAATGTATCAAGAAAATAAAACAAAATGGTCGTATCTGGCCGGATTGATTGATGGAGAAGGTTGCATCTCGATTAGCAAACGCATTGCAGAAGGTAAAAAGGTTTCTGAAGAACACGGAAATCCTATTCCTTATAAAATATTTACTTTGCGAATAAGCATTACGAATACTTCAGTAGTGCTTATGAAATGGTTAATCAAAAACTTTGGCGGTGTTTATTACAGCAAATACGCTGAATCAGATAAACACAAAGCTCGTTATGAGTGGCGTCCTAAAGGACGAGCCAATACAGAAAAGATGCTGCTGGCTATTCTGCCTTATATGGTTATCAAAACCGAGCAAGTTAAGAATGCACTTGAATGGTTCCGAATGACCAATAATAAAGAACGTAATCCAGAGAAGCGAGAGAAAATGTACCTCGCAAACCGACTTCTAAATCAAAAAGGTAATAGCGTAACGACTAATACGCTAGACAGTCCGGAAAATGGATTGATGATAGAGTCTGACCTCATTAGCGATAATGAGAGTGCCCCACTGGTGACAGTGGACGCCTAAACAAAAGTACCGAACGTTGTCAAGGACGTTTTCAACGATACCTCGTGGAACGGCCTGACTGACATTCTGAAGCGTGGTAGCGAAGCTGACCGTGCGCTGCTCATGAAGACTCCCGGCAACGAAGACACTATCGTTTTCGCTGGCGCGAAGTTCAAGCAGACTACGACTGCTCCGACCTCCACGATTAGCTCGAACACCTATTACAACACGTACCTCTACGGTGATGATGCGTTGTTTAGCGTGTTCCTCGGCAAGAACCCGAACTCCGGTGAGAAGAACTACAAGCTCTTCATTCAGAACGCTCCTGAAAATGGTTCCGTTTCTGACCCGGCGCGAGTGATTGGCGGGTGGGTTAGCTATAACGTGCGCTTTACGAACACGTTGCCGCCCGGAACTACGATGCGTCTTCGCCGGTTGCAGTCCATGTCCTCGGCAAGCTAACTTTTTAGCTTTCGGAGCGTCTAAACAATTGTAACACAGAAAACGGGGTGGGCTGCCGACACAGCCGCCCCCGATTCTGAACCCTCTTGTCGGGCCAACAAGATTAAGACTAACGCTTCTTGGCAGGAAATCCAAAAAGTAGCTGACTGGGCCAAAGCCCAGCAAGAAAAGTTTTAAGCTAGGTGAATTTTCAGACGTTTTTGGCGTCTAAGAGTTTGATGGACAACAAATACACAGCTTTCGAAGACGACCTACGGGATTTATTCAAAGAGCGCCTTCGGTCTTCAGAAGAAGATTGTCGGGATATGTGGGGAGCTTTATGTAACGTAGACTGGAATCATCCTGCCTACGACGCCCCCGTTAGTTATAGTTTTCGAGCAGCAGGAGGGCTTATTTCCGAAGTATTGGGAGAAGGCTGCTATATGGATTGGTATTGTTCTGGAAATGCAGGAGTAGTTCCAGATTGGATTAAAGAAGGATTTGCTTCCAGAAACTGGATTCCAGAAACTGATGAAAGTTTTGTAGTTCGTTTCAAAGATTCAGGGTTTTGATATTTCAGCGCGAAAGGCTGACTGACATGCGATTGAATGCCTCAAATACGGCAGTATTGGAGCGTACCCATGAG